AAGACTGATATCTAAATTGAGTAGCTAGTGCGTTACATTGAGATAAAGTAGTATCTTGACAGGGCAAAACTTGTTTTAGTTGAGGATCGTACAAACAACACGATCCAATTTCTTGATTTATTTGACCACAAGTTACTCCAGCTCGAAATACACTTCCTAGTTTTCCGTATCTGACAGCACAAGTATACGCATCGGTATTAATGCATCTTTCTCCTGTACTACCTTTCCAGATACAGGCTCCTTGTGTATTAGATTGTATGTTAGAAAATAGACTCATGACATGTTATTTATCATACTATTTCTTGAACTGTTATTGAAACATTTGGTGTAGGATTCCAACAGTATCCAACAATTTCTCGGTCGGTGGCATTTGCACCGATTCGCATCGCTACATAACCGTAGTGGGTCGTATTTGTCGCCTCGTTTTTGAACTTGACTCCGAAGTAGCCAATGGAGTTTGCTGTCCACTGGCCAACCGAAGTTCCAATGGCGGCGGCGGAGCTGATGTAGAAGAATGCCGAGGGGCCGACCACGGTACCGAGCGCGAGATTGGTGCGGAAGGTGCTTGTGCCTGCGTTAGGGTTTCGCATGATCCCTGTGCCAGCTCCTGCCAGCAGAGCCACACTGGTATCGCTCGTGCCGTAGGGATTGACATCCCACCCAGGAATGCTATTCGCCGGCGCGTTTTCGATCTCACTCGTGACGAAGTTGATGACAGTGCCCTGGAAACTCACGGGCACCCGGTGGTTCAGTATGCCACTGCATATCGAATAACAATCTGAAATATCAGATAACTGATAATATTGACTATGGCATGGAGTTTCTACATAAACTTTCCATGATCCTGATTGTACAGGAGTGTTGAATTGAGCTGTTATCAGATTTGACGTGTCGATGATAAACGATGTAGCAATTATTGAATTACCACCTATCTTCTGCAATGATACTCTGTGTATTCCTTGATCTGTAAAATTGTTTCCGGCAATATTTAATTGTCCAAAATTTCCTGAACCAACACATATTGTATTTTGCCATGTTGCACTAGTTATGGTGTAATTTGCACTGCGTGGAGTATATCGAGCATTTAAGGTTGTATCAGTACATCCGGGTTTTATTACTGTAACCGTTAATGGCAGATCCCATGTCGTAAGAGGGAATTGAACTGGTGTTATAGCTGTCAAAGACTTTCCATTAGTATGGACACTAATGTTAGTGGCAGAAAGACTAGGATCATTATTAAATATAATTTTATTTATTTCTTGGAAATTCAAACCAGTAATTGTAAAATTAACTCCAGTTGATGAACAAGCTGGTCCATTATTTGGTGCAATTGCATTAGGTTGTGGGCATGGAGTTGTATAAGTGTAGGCATTGCCTAACACATTAGACTGTTGATATGCGTTCTTGACTTGGACGCTTCGCGTTCCAGGCGAACTCGAACCAGGAACTATTGCAGTTACTGTGGTAGAATTTAAAACATCGACAGTGTCACAATTTACTCCTCCTATCAAGACTTGATTTACTCCTTCATTTTGAGTAAAGTCCTGTCCTGTTATTGTTATCGTATTTCCGCCACCCATAGGTCCCTCATTAGGACTAACTGAAGTGATCTGCAGAGGAGTTTGACTTGAAGTAAAAGTAAAATAATCGTCAGAGTCGTCGCCTTGATTATCATGTCTCTTAAACGTTAAATCGCATAGTCCTATATCAGAAACTGAAACCATAGGACTGATAAATTTTAATTGATTTCTAGTAGAGTCAGAATTACATTGAACTTCGATTTGAGGCTGGGTACTAAAGACAACACGACTTTGATTTGAAGAATTTTTAAGATACCATCCGTTAGCCTGAATAACACATCCTCCTGTATAAACACAAGATGTTGGTGAAATATCATGGAATCCGTTAATTATTTTAAGTAATGGAGGAGGCAATGTATAGGTAAAGGTTCTAGTAACTGATGTTGCACCAGTTCTATTGACTGTTAATGACAGCGGACCTTCAAATCCATCTGTTTGCACTGGAACATCGATAGTTATGCTACCAGAAGATTGATTTGTTATAACACAATCCTTATTTCCTATTTTAACAGTGCAATCATCTAAATTAGATCCTGTTATCGTAACACTAGTTGCTGGACGATCAGATTGACCACCATAATCTGGTTTACCCCATCCACTACTAGGATTAACATTGGTTATGGTTGGTTGAGGAACTGTATATGTAAATAGTATACTAGCAGAACCGGTTTGGGTGGTGACTACTATCGGTTGATTTCCGGCTGTACCAAGCGGAGTCGTTGCAGTTATTTGTGTTGAGGAGTTAACGGTGTAGGTCACAGCAGCAACTCCTCCAACACGAACAGAACTTACATTAACAAAATTTGTACCGGTAATTATTATAGATGTTCCGCCGGTAGTAGGACCATTATTAGGATTAACATTGGTTATGGTTGGTACAGGAATTTGGGTATACTCGAAGCCTTGAGTTATTGTTGTTTCTTGAATACCATCACCATCCGCCGGCCATGGTCCTTCGGATCTTTGAACCTTAATAGGAACCGATCCAGAACTCTGAGAAGGTGGAACAACAATTTGTAATTGATTTTCTGTTGAATTGGTTACTAAAACTTCATTTCCATTTACAAAAACTTTAGTAGTTTCATCTGAATAGTATAATCTAAGTCCTGATATTGTTACAAGATGTGAATCTGTACGAAGTCCTCTATTCGGTTGTATATTATTTATTTGAGGCGCGGGTTGATAATAAATAAATTGATTTGGTAATTGCAGAGTGGATATCGATTCTCCCAGTATATCTCTTTTTCGTCTACGCCAGAATTTATATTCTCCTTTTGTTGTAATGGCAGGAAGTTTGACTTTAAAGTAAATATCATTGTATTGTTCAAATAATCTGGAGTCTGTGCATGTTATTCCGGACTCTCCTCTTTGAATTCCAGAATAATCAAAACCGCTTTGATCATTTTTGGCATCCATATATGTTCCATAGACTTTAATAACAGGAGTTTCACCAATACCAATTCCGTACGGAGCACTCAAAGTTGTATCAGAGTCTAATTTTATTGAAGAAATAATACCATCAACTTTCCAGTTAGTCGGGAATTCATTACTTTCTATATCATTAGATTTTATTGCTGTAATCATTACACGATGATTGTGTTCAAATGGAACTCCCTCTAACTGGAATACAATTTTTGTATCATCGACAGGAGTAACTGGCTGAACAATAGAAAACGGAGAATAAATTCCCTCTATGCCGTCGGGATGTGCTGATTTTATATTGATCTTATTAACTGGATATTGTCCCATAAAATTCTGACCATAAATACACACTGTTTGATTTGGTTCAGAAGGAGTAGTTTTTAACTGGTTGTCTAACGTTTGATTGCCTACTTGAGTTGTTATACTCTGAATCATCGGACTAGTTGGATTGTATGTGAAAGTCTTGGTTTCAGTTCCATTTTCTGCACTAAATCTTAATTCTTGTTGTGTTGCTTCAGTACTTGGTGGAGTTGTTATAGTTACTAGATCGTCTGTTCTAGATGTAATTTCGACTTCCACACCTCCTATTGTAACTGTAAGAGTGCCTTGATAATTTAAATTCTGCCCACGAAGTTGTACTACGGTGCCTCCTTCTATTGGTCCGTGATCAGGAACAACTTCATCTATTACTGGCAGGGGAGGAGAATTTCCCTGATATGTAAATGGTTTACTATCTGAACCTTCGTATGTTTGAACTGTTAGTGGTTGACTTCCTTGTCCACTAGGAACAGTAGCTTTTATTTGCTGGGAAGAAATAATGTTTTGATCTAAACATTCGTGACTTCCAATTCGAACAGATTCTACCTGGTTAAAATGTTGTCCTGTTATTATTATAGAATATCCTCCATCTGCCGGCCCAGTATTGGGATCGATACTATTAATGATTGGAGGAACTGCTTGTCTATAAGACCAGCCATCATGTTCTACATGACCCTCTGCATTATCAAGTTTAATCCTGGCAGATCCTACATTTCCTCCACGAGTTTTTACCTTGACTAATCCAGTATTTTTCTCTATAATTTCTGCTTCCCGATCTTGTATAACCACCTGAATAGTAGTATCTAAATTTGTTCCATATATTTTTATTTCATCACCACCGTATCTGTGACCATTTTGTGGTATTACACTAGTTATTGTGGGCAAAGCAGGAGGATTTCCTGAATAAACAAACGAAAGACCAGTTGCAGATCCGTCCGGAGTAGTTACAGTTATCTGTTGTGGTCCACTTCCAAATGGCGTTTTTGCCTGAATTATGGTGGGATCGATTACCCGGAGATCTGTTGCCAGATTCGATCCCACTTTTACAGAATTTGCTCCAGTAAATCCTGTTCCAGTGATGGTTATATCAGTTCCTCCTAATTCTGGTCCAGTCGCGGGCTCGACAGAAGCGAGAGTAGGGGGAGGTTGAGGAGGAGGTGGAACTGGTCCTATACATTCTCTGCCGTAAGATATTCCAGTAATATTGACACAATTTTTATAATAAGGTTGAAATAGGTCTTGTTGCCATGAAGCGAATGCAATAGTAACATCTGTTGCATCTACTATTTCGTCGTTGTTTAAATCATACGATGGAGTTCTCCATGCTGCCAACAACAAAGTTAATAAACTGTCTGAAGGAAGATATAGGTTGTCTATTTTTAAATTTTGTTTTGACCAATAATCTTGTGTTATTCCTAATCCAACGCAATTCATATACCAATCTCGACCGTAACTTATTGCGGAGTAAACATTTATTCCGGGTTCTGGTTTAGGAATCACATTAAGTGGAAAATAAACTTGTATTGGATTTGCTCCATTTATTTCGAATGCTCCAGTAAATGCTGTTTCTAGTGGAATGATCAATAGTAAAGATTTACTTTCATCTGGACTTATTGTATTATCTTCTTGAATTTCAATTTTTATTGAATTCAATTCAGATTTTTTAATCTGAAATATAGAATTATTTTTCGTGTCTATAGGATAAAACGCATCCGATCCATCTGTAGTAATTCCTGAAATCGATGTTATTCCTTCTAGTGCCTGTCTTGTAACCCAGTCAACTACATTTTCATCACCATACCAACGACTTCCTGTTGCGCCTGCAGCCGCAGTCTCTCCTATTCCAATTACAAGAGCCTGTGCGGTTACACCAAATAAAGTGATACCGCCATAATCCGTGTATTTTACTCTTATATTTTTTAAATCATCTGTTAATGTGATTCCGATTGTTTCTGGAGTTCTAGTATTAATAGTTTTTAATGTAATAGTAGATTTTTTTGTAGACAATGGATCGTAATCTACATTATCAGAGAATTTAAAATAAGATGTATTGTTCGTAGAAACAACGGGACTAAATGTACATCCTGGACAAGTTGCTCCAGCTTGAACAAACCAAAATCCAGTAAATCCTATAAAAGGATTACCAGACGATAATACTACAGTTCCGTCTGTGAAATGATTCACAAAACGTAAACCAATATGATTTCCTATTTGTACAGTTATTCCTTCTAAAGCACGAAATGGTGCAGAAAATAACGAATAATGTCCAGTCCATCCAGTTACACCTGGTCCAGTTGTGCCAAAAACATTTAATCCAGAATTACCTATTGATCCTATCGGTCCAGTAGATCCAGTGGCACCAGTTGGGCCTCTTTCTCCACAAACTCCTATTATGTAATTAGGGTATATAAAACTTGATGACATATCATAATACTCTCATTAAGGTTTTATATCCTTGGCTAGAATAATTAGGTAATTGTATACCTATAACAGATTTTAACAATTGATCGGATGTTAACTGTAAACTAAATGATTGCGATTGTTGTGTCGGAAACGAATTTTCGCGTGTTGTTATGGTCCAGTCTATTTGATTATCAGCAGAGCGACAACAATTATTTAAAAATTTATATAGATCTATAGTTCGAATGTTCCATTTTTGATTTTTTATTGCCCACCACGGAGAATAAATATAAATTAAATCTCCTTGACGAGGAATATAAAATCCTATTTCTTCTGAAACAGTACCCATCCAATCCGAATATAATGGTATAATTCCGGAGTCATTTGATATATTAGGAGCCGGAAATTGCACTCCTCCTCTGCGTTTCAGAATAAAACCTGGCAAATAAAATGAGGTTAAGATGTCTGTTTTCAATTTATCTTGCAATCTTGTAGTCAATTTATTAATATCAGTTTGTTGAATTCCTTGTTGTGTGCCTTGAAAATCCCCAAAATGAGTTCTATCTGTGGCAATAGACTCAGACAATACTAGATTAGCATTAGCCCAGTTTAATACTTTAACATTATTTCCAGATAGATCTGTTTTGCTGAACCACAATCGTTTTAATTGTGCCCATCGGTCTTGAGCATCTGAATTTTGTGCATTGGCCCAATTGACATCTGATTTAATTTTACATATATGTGAAACTCCGTAATCTATAAATCTATTGAGTGGAATGTCTTGAAAAGAAGAGTATGGCGTACTCAACGAACTTCTACTGTTAGTTGTAGTAAGCAAACAATTGATACCAATTGCATCAGAATCGGTTAATGTACTTTTTTCACTAATATCACCTTTCTCTTCAGTCAATATTAAGCCACCAGATAATTCAATATAACTTCTACTAGTATAATCATCCAATAAACCAGATTCATTCAATTCATAAGGAACAGATTTTAACCAAGGAACACTAGTAGCTGGAGTATTATTTTGCTGTATTAGTTCTAGAAAAGTAGTTAACCAGTCTTGAGCAAATCCTAATCTGTTTCCGTGAAATGAAACTTGTTTAAACTCTCCAAGTCTTATTTCATTTGATCCTTCTGGAGAGGCTAAATCGTCTACTGTTCCTCCTACTGCATAACCAATATAGTTGATAAGATATCCACTAAATGTGACTCCTCCCATTTCGTGTGGATATTGATAAAATATTGGTTTAATTATATGTCCAGCGTCATTTGGTGCCTGATTTTGTAATTGCCCTCCTGTAGAGGCAGAAAGAAACCATATATCATTTCCTCCTGCACCGCCTGCTCCCATTGAATTTAAAATACTATTGGGTACATTGACAGAACCGTGAGTTACTATTATAGCAGTTGCACCCGCAATACTTTCCACAATACCAAATACTTCAGAAGAAACAGAAGCATTTGCTTGAGATTTTGCCCAGGTAGTTCCGGTGACGTCATAATAAACAACGTTACCCAGTGTTAGTCCTGGATTAGTAGATATTTCCGCAATCGTTCTGGATGCAGACTTGGTATAATTAGATAATGCTGTATTTTGTTGTTCTTGTTGTTGAAGAACAATGCCTCCGAGTGTTGCTCCAATGTTTAGAAATACAGGTTTAATTACGGTTCCGTCACTTGTGGGCCTTGTATCAGTCAATGTACCATCGGAGTTTAAATAAAACAGAGTATTATCTGCTAATCCTGTATTTTTTATTCGACCCGAGACTGTTACAGTATAAGAATCGTTTCCTGATATACCGCTTATAAATCCAACGAATTTTCTGGCAGAAGCTGCATCAGAACTTGTTACTTTTCCCAATTCAGTACCACTTATACCAATAGGCGAATTAAGTGTTAGTCCACCAGGAACACTGCCTGATACAACAATATTAGATGAACCACTCAATCCTATTATTGTATTCAGGGTGGTTATATTATTGATTCCTAGTGTCACTCCTCCACTAGATCCAGGTCCTGAAATTATAATACTGCCGTCAGATGCAATAGTTCCAATTTCTAAATCATTAATTCTATCGATAACTTGATTGTTTCTTTGAAATAATATCTGAAACGTATCAGTGGGCAGAAGTTTAGTTAGATTGGAAAATGGCATATTATTTTATTTATAATATTGGTATTAATAGATTATTTAAATAATATACTTTGTCTGAACTTATTCCAAATATGTCTCTTCTCAGAATTATTGGAGATTCGTTTTGTACTAGATTAGATACTAAATTACCAGTAAAGTTTAATTGAAATCTGTCAGCTCCAGAACTGACAGAAGAATCAGAATATCCGTTAGAATTATCGTTTAATGTAGAATCTTCTGCAGCAGTTACATATTTTCTTTCTATATTTAATCCTACTACTCCGCCCTGAGGAAATGCACCTGTAAGAGAACGATTTTTATTATTGTATATCCAAAATTTTAATCCACTGGAGTCGTCTACAAGATACCAACCAGTTGTCATTGTAACACTTCCAGAAGATATTTCGATCATGTCAGGATGTAAAGGAACTGCTCCCATCCAAGACGGGCCTCTTATGGGTTGTGTAGTATCTCCAGGAATCATTTGTCCAATTTTAAACCAATTTTTAAGTAAAATATTATATAGAGTTAAATTTTTATAGTAATTTTCTTGAACTTCATTTAATTCTGAAGCTTGAAGTGGATATCCTGGTTTAAACCCATGTAGTACATAATTTTTAGAATCAGTGTTGGGATCAAATTCGTTTACACCCGTTCTGGAATTATACGGAAATGATGAAAGTGGTGTATTGATTGAGAAGGGCGATTTTTCCATATTTGTATTTATCTCATTAGTATTTCAGTTTGACTTACGGGTTTATTAAATATTAGATTTAAATATTCTCTACCAAATGTAAGACCACTAGTAGAATACGGATATATTTTTAAACTAGTAGGACACAATTCGGCTATTGTTTCCGGGGTAAACGAATCTGCTTCTACCAATCCGTAAAAATTGGTGTTGGGAGAATGTGAGTCTATCTGTGCGTTTACTATTCGAATAACACTATCGGTACCTATTGAATTTATAGAAGCTGCATCAAAAATAGAATTCAGATTAGTGAAAGTTAATGATGGTGATGTTCCAGTTAAATGAATTGCATTTTCTATTGTTGTTCTTTTTGTTGAATCCGATATACCAGTTAAACTAACTCGTAGTTGTTCTGGTACATATCCGTATCCAGAACCAGTCAAGCGTATTCCTATGATTTTATTTTTATTACTGATTGGTGTAGTAATAAAAGATGCACTGGCATCAGTTCCTCCGGGAATTGTTATAGGAAGTTCTGAATTAGTTAATAACAAATATTCAGAAGACACTCCTTCTATTTGTGTCAGACTTATTTGAGCAGACAATATTGCACCCGCTGAAAGACCAGAAGATTTTCCAATTTCATAACATTGTGCCTCAAAATTTAAATCAGAATCTATTTTTTTTCCTGTTATATAATTTTCTAAAAAATCTTGAGTAGATTTTATCAGTATTGTTCCGTCTGGTGTAACTCCAGTCGAATAAAAAATTGTTGTTAATAAATCAGTCTTTGTTGTCTCTTCTGCAATATTCAAACAAATAGAACAAGACAATCCAGTTTGATGTATCAGACTTGCAGAAGTTTTATCAGAATTCATTAAATAAATTGCACACGTTCCAGTTATTCCTGCAGTTAGTCCGCAATCGATATCATCTGTTTCTCTGTTTATTACTAAATTTTTTAGACCGTATGTACTTGGAGCAGGAATCGTATTACTGTTGACCATATTCTGTACATTTGCTGTAATTTTGTACAAATATAACCAAGAATACCCGTCTGGATACTGAACGATGCCTGAAGTATGAATCGGAACATATCTGGAAGAATTTGATATATTTTTTATATTTTTATCGTTATTGCTTATACACAAATACACCTTTTCGTTGTGAAACACATAAGATTCTTGAGAATTTGATTTGGAATACGGAACATATTGTCCTCCTCTGATCCAATTTTTTCTATTTATTCCTAAGCTAATATTAGAAGTAGGAATACTAAATAACTGTAAATTTGTAGATTGCAACACTTGACTGTAACTCAGTTGGGAACCTGTCGCCCCTGCAGTATATCCAGTTATTAGAAAAAATTTATTCATTAGGGGCACTCTATTGGTATTTGACTGTTTGGATTAACGCCATTATTTATACGACATAAACTAAACATGTTTTCTATAGGAATATCAAAAAATGAATTATAATCGGTCATTTCGTTTGCCCAATTTGGAAAAAAATAAGAAGGAACTCCTCCAAAATCACCACTCAAATTACATCCCTCAGTATAAGTTAATCCGGTTGCATAGGTATTTCCCATAACATAAGGTGAATACTGTTGCAATCGAGGAAACTCACATATTTGAGTTTGTATTGCGGTGGAACCAGGCGGTTGAAACTGATTTATTTCTAATTCAAATATACAGTTTGTTCCGGCTGGATGATTTGAACGAAGATAAAGACCTTTATAATTTTCTTGAGATATTCCTACAGTAAGAATATACGAATAGTCAGTAAAAACTTCTCCGTCTTGAAATCTGCTGTAATTCAGTTTAGATCCGATTATTTCATTGGCAACACTTTCTGGATCTAGTAAACGATCTGCAGTTACTGCATTAAATTGAAATCTAGAGTCTTGAAATGCACCTCCATTCAATCTCAGTATTTGTTTTTTTGGATATTTTAGTGAAAGTTCTGATGACGGAACAGAAAATATTTTTTCAAAAAATATTTTTAGGGCCTCTGCTGTTCCTTTTTTCAAATAAAATCTAGTTTTTATATATTTAACAAAAGATCCCAAAGAAACTGCAGTTATATTATTTCCATTTTTGTCTTTTAATTGTTCTTTATCATCGTATTCTGGAAAATATGTAGAGTATAATCTTTTAAGATATTTTGCTTTAGTTTTTTCTATATCTATTACACTAAGAAATTTATCTTCTAACAAATAACCTGATCCTGCACCACACTCTAAGTCACAATACAACCAATCATAATATTTTTGCACAAAATCAAATACAGTTAGTTCATTTCCTCCTCGTTCTTCTTTTTCGATAAGAATCCAGAGGGGTATTTGCTTGGATATATCAAAATTAGTTATACAACATTCTGTTCCTGATATGGTACTGTCTTCATCATTTGCACTACTCGCATTTGGTATTAATATATCAAATATTTCCGCTAAAATCGCTTCAGGCGGAATATCATTACTTTGTTCTTGCGATGAAATGTATGGAAAAAAGCTCATGTCAGATTAAGAGTCATTTTACTCATTGTTGTTCTGATTTTATTAATATTAGGATTGAAAGATTTTAATTTTAATCTAACGGCCAAATGTTCTTTAAATATTTTCTTTATTTGAATAATTCGATTTTGTAGTATTTGACCAACAGGGAAATCAACAATAGGATCTCCATCCTCATTTACAGCAATTAAGCTTAAACCATCCCAGGATAATCGTATTTGTTGTCCAGTAATTGATTCAAACTGAGTAGAAATTATTTCATCTCGTCGATTTGCACTGCGTGACACAGTATTGTATAGATCTATTGTATTTAATGGTTTATCTTGTAAAGTAAACTCATATGTCGTATTAATGTGTTCCAGATTCTGTACTATAGGAAATTTTTCTAAAATACTATTTCTCCAATCTTCCCAGTTAAACTCCAAATTAAAAGAATATTTATTTGAATATGTACTGTATTCTTGTCTAAAAGATTCTAGTATTTTTGTTCTCCAATATTGTTTAGTTCTTTGAGATAAAGTTGTGGGAAATATTGTTTCAACATTCAAAGTTACATCGAGTGTTTGAGGAATAATATATTCCGGAATAACAGTAATCATATTTTTTTCTCTGAGAAATTCTATTATTTCTCTAGGATTTCCTATTCCTCCGGAAAAAGATACAAAAACTCTACCATACTTAGGCGGTATCATTTCATCTCCACCGTATATAGCAATTTCGTTTAGATTTGTAATGTATCCTGATTTCAATAATAATGCAGCATAATCAGAACTGGTTACTGCACGTTCTTGTGCAGAAAAAACTTTTGGTGCAAGAAATCTTATTAAATTTAAATCAGGACCATCAGATCCACCGGATGTAGTCAGAGCATTCTGTATTTGAAAAACAGGATCTGTCCAATCAAATAAATCGTTTGCTGCAGAACCACTTGTAATTAAATAACTTATTCTTACTTGATCTGTTGCTTTTATCGATCTTCCAAGGTTGTTATCTTTTCCAAAATCTATTACGAAAGTATCATCTAATCTGTCTATGAAAAAAATATTACTGTCGTTGTTTGGAAAAAAATTCACATTGGTCCATTCTTCCCAGTATGGTACGTTTTGTGGTTTTACTTCTATTCGTATAGTAGATAAATCTACATCACTGTCATTTATTAAAAATTTTTGTTTTGTTAAATCTATTTGTGTAGTAATATCTTGTTCTATTACAATTTGTTTTGCTTCCACTACAGTGACGTCTGCAGCTCTTCCTTGGATCAAAGATACCGGATTAATATTATAAAATGTAAAATAATTTCCATCAGACGTCGAAACTATGAATTGTCGGTATCTAGGAATATCTAGACTTTGTAAAGCTGGATCTGGTGTATAAATTATTAGTTTAGAACTGGCTGATTTTTTTCCGGGTACAGTATATCCTAATGGCTTCAGTAAAGAAATGATGGAAGTAGGTCGTCGTGCAGTATCTAAAAATGCCTCGTTTGCAATCATATTAGAATAGAAGGCATAATAATACGTATTATAAGCCAGTAAATCTATAACTGTTTGAATAACGGTTCCTTCAAAATTAAATCCATTAAAAACAGTTTGATTTTTTAAAAAATCAGTTAACGAAGATTTAATTTCAGCGAAGTTAAGTTTAGTCAGATTGGGAGGAGTTTGGGTCATAGAGTTATTATTATTGTTACTGTTTCATCTGAATTTATTAATTTCATACCAAGAGTAATAAATAAATTCCTTTTTTGATTTTTTATTTTTTCTTCTAAACTTACTTTTAAACTTTGAGCATCTACTCTTGGTTCGTTTTTTACTATGGCAGGATATATTAGGTTTATTATTTCATATTCTAAAATTTCTAATTTTTCTGTTGAAAACAGACTGTCATAAATTCGAGTTCCAAAGGATGTATTAAATGGTCTTTCTCTATTTTTAGTTAAAATAATATTTTTTATACTAGCTCGTATTGTATTTTTATCTAACACTACATTGAAATCATTGGTATATCTATTTTTTGTTAAAAAAATAGGTAAATCGGTGTATTTTGGATTATTAAGTAATGGCATTAACTTATTTCTTCCCAGTCATTCAAATATATAGGTTCCCATCCCATTTCTGAAGATTGGAAATTTATATTATTCGTATCTCTGATCAAAGTTACAGTTGTTCCCGATTCTGCATATGGACTAAATTGGTGAGTAATAGAAGCCACCATCCAGTTTCCACTATTTTTAAGTGGATTTTCATATTTAATATTATCTTTTTGTATTATATTTACTATGTCTCCCAGCTTAAGATCTCTTGTTGTTTTGCTTAAATTTATTTTGATAATATTATCTGTAAGTTGGCCCACCTGTGCTGCTCTATGAAGTGGGGTATAATGAGGAGTATCCCAAAAGGTGGCATATGTTCTGGTTGCTGCCAGATAATCTGCAAAAGAAACTCCTTGTTCTGGACAATTACAACTACATGGATGCTTGGGATCAGACCATATACATCCTAAATATTGAGGTCCTAAAACTTTTTCTATTTTTTCGCATTCGTTTGTTTCCAGATAGGCCTTATACAAGTCTAGATAAGACGGCTCAGGTTCTGTGGGTTTTGCAGATTGTGCAGGACAATTTTGATGTATATCTGTGTCTGGACCTCGTTTTGGTCGGGTTGTAGGAGACCACGAACACCAGTCTAAATCCAAACTCTTGCAAGACATGCCATCGCCTGGACCGAAAACAACAAACTGTGCTGCCCAATTAGAGTCAAAAAGATCGTAGTTTGGTTCATTTACCGGAGGTTCAACCAGTCCGTATTCACTTTCTCCACTGAGATCCCATTTCCATACGTCTTTGGGGTCTAAGTCTTGGTTTGGATCTGGATCTGGACTGTATATAAGACCGTCGCCCCGGATCCAACTCATAGTAGTTTCAGTAAACCACTTTTTTAAAGTATTCGTATATTGATCAGAATAAACAGAAACGTAATTATTTTTATACGTTTGAATAGTTTGTTCTGGTAGTTCTATGTTTGCAGTCGGAACCTGTTGCGGATACTTTTCAGTTAAAGTTAATCCTGGAATCCAGGGCCCGGGTTCGCAATTCGGATCTTTTGTGGGAGGATTAGGATCGCCGTAGGCCATATATTATTTATATTGTTATATTTTTTTTATTGAAAAACTATGAATCATATTCTTGTGGAACCTCCCATCATTAGTATACGAATTCAATTGATATCGATATGTTCCAGCAGGCAATTGCAGAACTTTAGTATCAGATCTAAATCCCATCTCACACCCAAGCCCTTCAAGTGTGGCCGTTATAATCACAAGTTGACTCCAGTAATCAGGAGACAGTTCGAACCATATATTAGAGATATCGAATTGGTCATCCTCCCTTTCAGTTAATCCACTAACAGAAAATTCTATTGTGGATTGAGAAGAAAGAGTAATACAGCCATTAATAGTTCCCCATTGATAGTTGTTGTTCATTCCTCCACAGTTTTCGGAATCTTCAAACTTAAAATCAATAGAAATTGGAAGATTTCTAGGTATATTATTTGGATCTTTATTTGGTATATTCCAACCATTGTCAGGATTAATCAACCCCTGTTGAGATAAACTATAATATTGAGGCAAACATTGATTTTGATCTATGCAACAACAAAATGCCATAATTTATCCTGGATTGAATGAAGTGTTACGTAGAAGTGTATCTATTTCTTGTTCAATTATCGGGTCATTATTCAAGAAATTTAACCATCCGTCGTACGGATCTCCAGGCAAATTAGTGTAATTATGATGACCGTGTCGCCAGACATTACTTAGATCTGTTGTGAGTTGAGAATATAATTTTTGAGATATAAAGATATTTT